AGGATGATGATGAATGGTGATGAAGGTGACGGCGGTGGCATGGTGAGAATTTATCATGAACCTACTGAAGTTGTTTTTGATGGGACAAAGGTATTTTTTCAACCTTGGATTTGTCCAGAAAACAAACAACAGTCTTTGGATGCAATTGCCAAGACAGATGCACAAATTCTGTTTGGCCATCTTGAGGTACAAGGATTTGAGATGCATCTTGGTGCTATCAATCATGAAGGTTTGTCACCCAAGGTATTTGAAAAATTTGAGTATGCATTTAGTGGTCATTTTCACCACAAGTCTGATAATGGCACTGTATACTATCTTGGCAATCCATATCAAATAACATGGTCAGACTACAAAGATCCAAGAGGGTTTCACATATTTGATACTGAAACCAGAGAACTTGAGTTTATACAAAATCCTTATGAGATATTTCATAAGATTTATTATGATGATGAGAAGACTACACTTGAAGAAATTCAAGCACAGGACTACTCACAATATGAAGGTTGCTATGTGAAGGTAATAGTTGTCAACAAAAAGAATCCATTCTGGTTTGACACACTCATTGACAAACTTTACAAGGTAAATGCCGAAGACATATCGGTAGTTGAAAATTTTGACATTGAGGACTTTGATACTGAAGACCTCATTGATGAAGCAGAGGACACAATAACTATCCTCTCAAAATATGTAAATTCTTTAGAAGTAGAGAACAAGAAAGAACTTGATTCTTTAATGAAATCATTGTATACTGAATCACTGACAGTGGAGACACTTTAATGGCAGATTATAACAGGGATGAAATGCGAAGACAAGAACTAAGGATCACATCAGCTGAACCTCAAAGGAAACCAATTGTAAAAGCAGCTCATTTAGATATTGAAATTGATATTGATGACGATCTCTTTTTGAAAGTGGCAAAAGCTGCACATGAGAGAGACATAACAATCAATACTATGATAAACAACATTATCAAAGATAAGTTGCACGACCTAGATTATAAATTTGAACATAACCCTAAACCTCAATTTTTGGCCGAAAATAAGTGATTCATTTTAAGAAGATTCGTTGGAAGAATTTTCTAAGTACTGGTAATGCATTTACAGAAGTCCAGTTAGACAGAACCAAGTCTACTCTCATCATTGGAGACAATGGTGCAGGGAAGTCTACTATTCTGGATGCATTGACCTTTGTATTATTTGGAAAACCATTCCGGGCAGTCAATAAAAGTCAACTCGTAAATTCAGTAAATCAGAATGGGACAGAGGTAGAGGTTGAGTTCTCTATCGGTTCCAAACAGTATCTTGTAAAAAGAGGCATCAAGAAGAACTTTTTTGAGATATACCAAGATGGTAAAATGCTCAATCAAGATGCTTCTGTGAGAGATTATCAAGAATATCTTGAGAAGACAATCCTCAAACTTAATTACAAGTCTTTCACCCAAATTGTAATTTTAGGTAGTTCTTCATTTGTTCCTTTCATGCAATTGAAGGCAAGTGATAGAAGAACCATTATTGAAGACCTACTGGACATAGAAATCTTTTCTGTAATGAATCAACTACTCAAACACAGAGTAGCGCAGAACAAAGAAGATATGGGCACAGTAGACATTGCTCTTGGACTATCCAAAGGAGAAAAAGAGAATGTTGAATACCTCATTGAAAAACTCAAACAAAATAAAACTTCACAAATTGAAGCCAATAAAAGAGACATCCAAAAACACGAAAAGGCCATTACAGATTATAGAGAGTCTATTGATAAGATTCTTGACAAAAATAAAGAACTTAATGATTCTATTGCGGATGAAAAAGGAGTCAGAAAAGAAGTTGCTAAATTACATGATTACCAGAAAGGTATTGAAAAGGGTATACTGAAATGTGAAGAAGACATAGAGTTCTACGAGAAGACAGAAACTTGTGATACTTGTAAGCAACAAATCTCTGAAGATCATCGTGAGAATATGATTGAAGAGTTTCATGGTAAGATGCACGAATTGAGTGGTGGGCTCATGCAACTTGGTAAAAAACTCAAAGTGCAAGAAGACAGGATAGCAGAGATTGAGAAGGTTTCTGAAGAGTATGATAGGAATCTCAAAGAACAGATGAATATGAACAGTCATATCTCAGCATGTGAACAGTACATCAAAAAGGTTTCTACCCAGATTAAAGACATCTCTAACATGGAAGATGATATTGAAAAACAGAAATCAGAATTGGAAGAGGTAAAAAAAGATATTCTTATATATACTGAAGAGAAGGAAGAACTGTCGCAGAAAAAATATCTCTACGAGATTGCAGGGAGTCTTCTCAAAGATGGTGGAATCAAGGCAAAAATAATCAAGCAATATCTACCAATCATAAATAAGTATATCAACGTGCATCTTGGAAAGATGGACTTTTATGTATCATTTGAACTTGATGAGGGTTTCAACGAAACTATCAAATCAAGACACCGCGACGAATTTACCTATGATTCGTTCAGTGAGGGTGAGAAGATGCGAATTGATCTCGCACTCCTTTTCACATGGAGAGCCATAGCCAAACTCAAGAATAGTGTGAACACAAATCTACTTATACTGGATGAGGTGTTTGATTCTTCTTTGGATACGGCAGGAACAGATGAGTTCCTTAAAATATTGTATGACCTGACAGGCAACGTAAATACGTTTGTCATTAGTCACAAAGGAGAAGTCTTGTATGATAAGTTTGACAAGACAATCAAATTTGAAAAACATCAAAACTTTTCAAGAATAGCATCGTAATGGATTTACAATTAAGAGTTGCAAAGTTACTTCACGAATCAGACCCAATCCTAAAAAAAGAACCTCTTACTTGGGTTTTCAATCCGCCCCAAGCCGATCCCCATAGAATGCATAATCTTATGTTAGAAAATATGGTGGCACATCGTGGTCTAGGTATATCTGCAAATCAAATAGGGATGCCCGTGAAGGTCTTTGCAATGAGAGTTGATGAAACTGATAATGCAATCGTGTGTTTCAACCCAGAAATAACAGAGGAATCAGATGAAAAAGTAATGATGAAGGAAGGTTGTTTAAGCTATCCATCTTTATATCTGAATGTAAGAAGACCTGCAGAAGTATGGGTAAAATATCAGAATAAAGATGGTGATATTATAAATGGACATTTTGAAGGTTTGGCTGCAAGAATCTTCCATCATGAGATGGATCACATGAAAGGGGAAACTTTCATAGACAGAGTAAACAAAGTATTTTTGCAGTCTGCCAGAAGAAAACAAAAAAAGTTATTGAGAAAGGGCAGATCAAATGGAAGAAGGGATTGAAAAATTTGGTTCGGGCAGAAAACAAAAAAGATTAAACAATAAACGTCAGAGGGGTCAAGTAAGAAATTTTCTCAAAGGTAACAGACCAGAAGATTTTTTAGAAGACATTGAAGATGACTATTACGAGGAAGAAGAATGGCAGATGGCGAGTTGACAGTTGGTGATCATATAAAACAAGAAATTCAACGTAGAGTCTTGATGGCTGACAAGGCTCACGAAATGGGTAAGAAGTATATCATGGTGGATATTGATGGAACTATCTGTCATACTCCTGGCGATCCTAAAGCAGGAAAAGATCAGTTTGGATTTAGGAATGCCACTCCTTATCAAAAAAGAATAGATTACATGAATAGTCTTTATGATGAGGGTCATTTCTTACATTATTGGACAGCCAGAGGCTGTTGGGATGGTGAAGACTATCTTGAAGAAACCAGAAAACAACTTGACGATTGGGGAGTCAAGTACAATGATGTGGCAGTATTCAAACCATTATATGATGTATGGATTGACGATAAAGCGGTCAGTGTTCGCCGTGAATCTGAAGGTTCTATTTCAGAATTCAAAAGTAACATTGAACAGGCATTAGAGGTGTTATAGCAGGGAGTCGTAAGTGTGACTGACTTGCACATCTCGTATGGCGGATTTAGTCACCCGCTTAATGAAACCATGCGGAGAAAAACCAATTATGGGTTTGTGTGGTGAACTTAGCACCTCTTTTTCCTAAATACTTGTTTATTAATCTGTAACTTTTCACAAAGGAGCCCCCATGGCCTTTACTGTTCAGTTACCTACCTTCCAAGTGGAGACAGAACGAGGAAATCATTTATATTCAGACTATCAACAAGCATACAGTAAATTTGTTGAGTATGAAAAAAATGAAATTCCCTGCGAACTCTACAAAGAAGGTGTGAAGCAACAGGAGTTTAAACCTTCTAACTAGGATATATTATGACAGGTGAACAGGAAGCAAGGAAGTTGCTTTTTAAATATAATGAAGATTTGATTTTAGATGAAGTCCGTGAGTATATAAAAAGTACTTATGGCGAACACTACGCAGGTGGTGAAAAAAATATTCAGATACAAGA